GCACGCCTCGGGGTGTCCGACGTTCGTGCACTCGTTGTCCAGCGCCGCCTGCACCCGCGCGAGCACCTGCTGGTCCGCCTGCGCGGGCGGGACGGTCACCTCGTGGTCATCGTGAAGCGCGCAGGTTACGGTCCACGTCGACCAGCGCGCAGGCTGCTGCACCGTGTACGCCGTGTACGCGAGCCGCCGCGAGCCGCCATCGGAGCGAGTCCGTGTCTCGACCTGCACGAGATGCCCGCGAAGGTCAGCCCAGGCGAGCACCGCAGCACCCTCCTCGTTGCCGGACAAGGACAGCGACCGGAGCCGGTCGCCCGAGTCGATCGCCTCGAACTGCAGCAGCAGCGCCACGAGGTCAGCGCGGGGCTTGTCGGCGCGTGGCTGCGGGCAGATGTGTCCGGCCGGACGCTCGCTATCGTCGATGTGACCGCAGGCGGGGTTCTCGCAAGGGGTCCGCATAGTCCTAGCCCTCCATGGTATTGATGGTCATCTCGATCCGGCTGCCCTTGATGTGGCTGCGGATCGTGGCATCGTACTGCGCCCGGGTCTCGCCGCCGGTGTCGAGCCAGCGCTCGCACATCTCGGCGAGGAACTTATCGTGCAGGGCGCCGCGCCAGAGCGCGTCAATCTGGTCTTCGGTGAGCGTCTTCATCACCAGCGCACCTCGTGTCCGAAGTGGTTCGCGATCAGGTCGGCGATCTTCTGCTGCGTTTTAACCGGCAGCAGCGCCTGATCAATGCAGGCCATCGCGACGCGCGCGAAATCCAGAAGGGTCATGTCCGAGCCCAGCCGCTCTAGAAGCTCAGCGGTGCGACCCGCGACCTCAGAATCTCCAGTGACTCCGTATTGAGTGTCCATGCCCGCGATCTACTGCTCGCGCTGTGCCAAGGCGCACGCCCCTCGATCGCCTCGCAACCTCGCGACCGCTCGACCTCTGATGTGGCGCGCGGGATTCGGGTCGGCTCGAAGTGTAGCGCCGCGTATCCAGGGGGTCCACGGATTCCTGAGGGTCCGGCGATGTTCGCGGACCGGACTTCGCGCGGTTGCGGGGCAAGAGCGCCGCGGCACGGTTCATGTAGAAGACGATGGCATCATGCAGACCACGACCGACAAGCCGACCACCGAGCCCCGGCCCTTCGATCGCGAGGCCGCGATTCGCCAGATGCGCGCCGCGGGCCGCGACGAGATGATCCACTACGCCGGCGCCAGCCACCGCGACCCGATCGCGTGGCACGTCACTCGCGCGTGGATCGACGATCCGTCCCGGACCGAGTCCGAGTGCAAGAGCCGCGCGTTCAAGGCGGCGGGCTGGGGCGACATCCACCCGATGCAGATCCGCGCCGCCAGCCCGGGGATGCGGTAGGGCTTTGAACCCGACGAGCGTCGTCGAAGAAACCTAAACGTTGCCCAAGGAGCGTTGTCCAATGGATCGCCGCAAAGACCTACTTGCCGTGCTCGAACGCAATCCGGGCGCAACCGAGGCGATCGTACGCAGCGAGCTTCGCGCGCAGCATGGCGACTCGTTTGCGCTCGATACCGCCATCGCGGACGGCGCGGTGATTCGACGCGGCGCCAAACTGTACCGAACAGGGGACGCTCCGTGAGCGACCTTGCCGATCTAGTGCGACGGTATCTCCGTGCTGAACTCGAAGCGCGCACACCTCCCTGCATGCATCGTTACCGAGGAGTCGTCCGCGAACGTGAGATCGCACGACGGAACAGGACATGGATCGCGCTGCGCACCGAGCTTGAGCAAGCCGTCAGGCTGGACAACAAGCCTGGACAACCGCCGCCCGACAGCCGACGACGCTAGTCGGGTCTAGTACCCCAAGGAGAATTCCAATCATGTCTGACCTCGAATCCCAGCTCCGCGCCAGCGTCCCCGGTGGGCGCGCCACCGAGGTGCAGGACTATGCCATGCTCGCCGTGGCACGCGATCGCATGGACATCGCGCTCAAGGACATGCGCGCGGCGCGCGTGACCATCGCCGCGATCCTGGGGCAGCAACGGCCCGCGATCGAGCATATCGCCGCCGCCGACATCGAGGCGAGCAAGGCCATGCTCGACCTAGATCGTGCGATCCGCAACCACCCCGCGGGACGGGTGCCCCGGTGATCGACTACAGCGCGCTTGACCTCGTGGCCGATAACTACTTTATCGTCGGGGAGCGCTGTCGCTACTGCAGCAGTGGCTGCGACGATTGCCAGGGCACCGGATGGAACATGCACGATGCTGATTTATCCCACCTGCTGCACAGTCTCGCGGTGGCCGGCGCGCTGGTGGCTGCCGCGCGCGCGGGATATTCGTCGGGGTTCGTGGATGGTGCTCACACGCTCGCGGCATCCGAGCACGACCTCCGCAATGCGCAGCAACGCTGCATCGCGCTTGAGCGCGAGCTCGCCGACCTGCGCGCCCAGGTGGTCGCCGCCTTGTCCAGCGCCGGGCCAGAGGTCGGCGAGGACGAGCGCGCGGACTGATCAGGCCGCGCCGATCGCCGCCAGCGCTTCGGCCTCGTCGTGCACGATGATCGGCCGACGACCCTTCCACGCTGCCCACCAGCGCTCTTGCCCTGGCGTGAGCCCTTCGAGGCTTCCACCCTTGCCCGCATGGATCCGCTTCCGATCGTCCTGCACGCGCTTGACCTCGATCAGGTAGAGCGTGTCGCGATAGCTGACCAGTAGGTCGGGCAGTGGGGTCTCGAGGCGCTGCACCGCGGCCCCAGCAGCCTCGAGCGCCGCCACGATCAGCTGCTCGTTGTCGTCGCGCCGCGCGCTGCGGTACCGTCTCATCGCGCGAACCTCCGGCACCGCGCGTGCTCGAGATCCGAGTCGTGCAGATCGCGGAACGGGTCGCTATCGCGCCCGCAGATCTGGCACTCGTCGCGGTCATCGACGCCGATGAACACGCAGGTGTGCGGCCCCGGGTCGTCGTCCTCGTCGTCGCAGACGCACCGGTTGCCGCCGCATCGTCGTCCCATGGTGTCTCCTTCAGTCAGGTGATGGTCACTGGTCCGCTGCGTCGCCACAGCGTCCCGAGCTTGAGCAGCGCGGGCTGATCACAGCCGCGCCAGAAGGTATCGGTCATCAGCAGGGTCTGGGCGCGGTCGTTGCTGCTCGCCTTGACACCCGGCGGCGGCACGAACGGCGTCCGGTCGTTGAGGTCGAGCCGTAGCGGCAGGTACTGGATCACGATCCGCCACCACTCGGTCGTTGAGTCGGTGTTGCAGAGCCAGCCGCACGCGGTGATCTGCGGCCACTCGGCATCGAGTTTCACCGCCCACGGCTCCAGGTCGCTGAACGGCCCGTTGATCCAGAGCGAGCCGCGCCATGGCACTTTGAGTCCGTCCTCGCCGCGGCTGAGCCAACATTGGAGCGCGGCACGCACCGTGCTGCGCTCGTTGCTGCACGGGTCCAGGTCGACTAGCGGCAGCGCGGCTGTAATCTCGGGCGGCGTGCACCAGGAGTCGCGGTCGCCCGGCTCGGCGGCGTCGCGCGGCGGCTTGAGCAAGCCCCGCGCCTTCGCGAGGATATCCGGCGCCATCCTCGCAGCCATGCGCCCGAGCATCGCCAGCAGGTCCAGTTCGCTCAGGTCCGGGGTTTCGCTCACTCGATTTCGCTGAGCGAAACCCTCTGGATCGGCGGCCTCGTCCATGTACCGTCGCGCCGTCGCGTCATCGATGTCGAGCCTCTTCAGGAACTCGGCCCAGTTCGCCGGCGCGCCCGGCGGCAACACGACGCCCTTCGGCGCCGGACCGCGCGCGGGCCACAGCGGGCGCACGCTGGCAAGGTGCTTGCCGATCCGGAGGCGACGCTGCCGCGCTGACTCGCGCGCTGCCTGCGCGGCCGCGCTGTGGCGCTTCGTCTCGCTCTCGTGCCGCTCAGCGGTTCGCACATCATCGCGCAATCCGGCGTTCTCTACGGTGATGTGCTCCATCACGAGCGCGAGGTCGATCTCGGCCGGCTGGACGATCGCGGCGGCGGTCTTCATCGGGTCGGTCCTCCGGTCAGGTAATCGCCGAAGTCGCGCAACATCCATGGCGTGGGCTCGAACAACTGCGCGGCCTCGAGCGACGGACAGCTCGACGTGAGCCAGTCGAGATCGCAGCCCGGCGCGCCGCGCTCGACGAGGATCCGGCGGATCAGCGCGCGATCGACATCGATCGCGATCGCGTCCCAGTCCGGTTCATCGGCGGGCGGCTCAGGTTCGCTGGCCGATTTGTCATCGAGGAAGATCCCGACGCCGGCGAGCATCGTCCGCATGATGGCCGAGCGATCCATCAGCCGCTCTCCATCGCCGCGACGTGGCGGATCCCGCCGTCGCTTGCTCGACGCTCGGCGGTCATGCCCCGGCGCATGAGCCCGATCGGGATCGCCTCACCGAGGCGTCCGCACGAGCAGAACCAGCGAACGAACGCCGGTTTCTTGCCTTCGACTTCGCGATTGCACTCGGTGGCCCACAGCTGGGTCTCGGTCTTGTGCGCGATCATCGCTCACCGCCCGTCGGCAGGACCAGCAGCTTGCCGATCGGCTGCGCCTCGCCGGATTCGAGCTCGCGCTTCCGCTTCTCCTGCAGCGCGCGGTAGCGTTGGACCGCGGGAAGACCTTCGCTCGCCTCGGCCTTGCGCCGCTGCGTTGCGAGCCGATCGTAGAGCTGGATGAACCGAGCGCGATCGGCCTCTTGGTTCTCGCTGTCGCACAGCTCTCGCCACTTCAGCGCCGCGACGCATTCGGCGACCACGGGATCCTCGAGCTTGAAGTCCTGGCCGGGAAGTCGGTTCCGGCCGTAGCGCCCGATCGCGCGCAGCACATCGCCCCACGCTTCGCCGCCGGCGCGCACCTCGCCGTTGACCATCGCGAGCGTGGCCTCGCGGATCTCGGCGATGCTCGGCGGAAACTTGCAGGTGGCGACCAGTCTCGCGATCGCAGCGTTCGCGGCGTCGTAGTCGAGGTCGAGCAGCATGCGCGTGTAGACCCGGATGCTGTCGTCGTCGAGCTTGTTGGTCGGGTACGCCGCAGCAAGCGCGGCCACGAGCTTCTTAGCGTGCAAGTCTTCCATCGTCGTCGGCCTCCCTTGCGGCTTCCATCGCCGCGATCTCGTCGTGAAGTCGTTGGAGCGCTGGACTGCGGGCGCCGGGTCCGGCGCGCGTACCGTTCGCCGCCATCGCCGGCGCGACCAGCTTGTCGAAATGCTGGACCAGCGTTCCGAGGTCCGGCGGGCTGTTGAGCAGGAATGCCGGCGGGCTGTCGAACAGGATGCCGGTCCGACGGATGATCTCGTCGGCCGGATGCTTGGACAGCAACGCCTTGACCTGGCCGGCCTGCTTCGCCCCCCACGTCGGCGGCCGGCTGTAGCGATCGCGATAGCGCTGGTCGAACGCGGCGATCACCCGCTGGTGGTCGCCCGCCGGCTGCTTCCGTGGCTTGGTCGCTGGCGGTGGATCGGTCGGCTGTGCGATTTCGAAGCTGACCTGCGGATCGCCCGGCGACGCCACCGGCGGCGCAGTGATCAGATCCCCTTCCCTTCCCTTCCCTTCGGATCGGATCGGATCCGGCACGGACTCGGGATGGGTATAGGGACCGGAATCGTTCCCGTCCTGAAACGACTCAGGTACCGGAAATCGCTCGCCCTGAGGCTTGTTGATCTGCTGGTAAAGTGGTCCGCCTTTCTCGAACCACCCCACTATCTCCAGGTACTCCCCACCCCGGGCATGGTAGCGCCGGAGGATGCCGGCGCGCTCGAGCTCGGCCAGCTGGCGGGTGATCGCGGCCGCGGATCGTTGCCGGCCCCAGAAGATCTGACCCCCGATGAACAGGGGATCGGCCGGGCAGCGGCCGCAGTCGTCCACCACCCCGAGCAGCCCGTAGTAGGTCCGGGCCGCGGCGTCCGTGAGAGTCGCGAACCACGGCTGCTGGAGGAGCTCGGGCTTGACCGACCGGATGCGTCCCACGGCTACGTGACCTCCAGCGGCCAGAGCGCGCCGCCTTCGATCTTGACGCCAGCGACCCGCCCGAGCCGGATGTGCGTGCCCATCGTGCTGACCGCGCCGCGCCGGCTCGCGTAGTGGTGCTGGACCTGGGCGATCGCCTCTCGCAGAGAGATGCCCGGTTGTGCGCGGGCCAGCCGCTCGATCTGCGCGCAGGTATCTCGCCACCGCGACCAGTGGCCGCCGGTCTGGGAGCCGGCCGCCGCGCTTGTCTTGTGCTCGGGTCGGAGCCGATCCGCGAGTTTCACAGGCCGCGTATTCCAACGCCGCGAAACGAGCTCCTCGTCGCAGCGGGTTGGATTCCAGCGCTGCTCGTGCTCAGGGTTGATCCGGACGCGCAGGACGCCGATGCCGAGCTCCTCGCAGACCTGGATCATGTCGTGCGCGGGGACCGGAACAGCGATGTAGATCCGGTGCGCAAACCGCCGGCGCTCCATGGCCTGGTAGAGCAGGGCCAGGCTCGCGCTCGTCTTGGTCTCGACGATCGTGATCTCGGGACCGAGCTTGGCGACGATGTCAGCGCGGATCCCGCCGGCGCGAAGCTCGACCTCCTGGTATACGTCGTAGCCGCGCGCGTCGAGGTAGCCGACCACGACCGCGGCGACCTCGGCCTCGGTGTACTTGCGAGCGGTCACGCGACCTCCAGCGGCAGCAACTCCTGCGAGCGCGCCGAGTCGGGTTTCTCGAAGAACGTGAGCGCCCGCATCGGCATGTCGAAGCCGATCGACAGCCCGAACGCGCGGACGAACGTGAGACCGCCGACCGGCTTGGGCGTGTGGTAGTGCACGATCCCGACGCGCCCGCCAGGCGGCAGGATGCGCGCGGCTTCGCGCAGCAGGTGGGACGGCCGCGGGTAGTCGACACCGTAGAGCTCGCGCGCGTAGTGGGCGCTGTACGGCGGATCGATCAGGATGCCGCCGCGCCACGAGCCGTCGGCCAGCGGCAGCGCGCGCCCGTCGGCGAGGATGTCAGGCCGGGCCGCGGGTCGAATGTCGACGCGCGTGCCATCGCCGCGGGGCAGCGAGCCACTGCAGACGTGGAGGATCTGGTGGCGCTGACAGCGCAGCCAGGGGAGCGCCTTGCCGATCAGGGTTGCCGGGTACTGGCCATACACGGGCTCCGGGGCCGGGCCGAAGTCATCGGCGAGGTCCTCGTACAGCACGAGGATCGGCGGCGGTCGCGGCGGGATCTCGCTGGCCGGGAACGTTCCATTCTCGCCGGCGACGCGGTTAGCCGGCATGGAGCCCCCCCCTCGTTTGGCCCAGCCCTGTTGCATCTCGCGCGGTCCGCGTCGTCGCCGACCGCTGCTGTCGCGCTCGATATCGGCCACGGTCAGGCCGCCCGGCGCGGCTCGAACCCCTTGAGCTTCATACGAACCACATCGGTGACTGCGGTTCCGGTATCCCGGGCCAGCGCCTCGAGCTCGCGGCACTCGGCCTCGGGGACGGTGATCACGATCCTGCACTTGCCGTTCACAGCTCTGATTGCCATGGCACAACAATCACTCCCGTAGTGATCTCGCGTCAATCCGGACGGTCAGAAAAGCGCGCGGGATCGGCAGGGGAGATCTCCCCGCTGACCTCCGCCGGCGCCTCATACTCGGGGACCGAGGTCCAAAACGGCGACCGGCGCATCGCGTGCGCGATCTTCGAGAACCGTCGGTCCTCGGGCTCGCCGCCGGTGAAGTGGTCGAAGATGCGCGCGATCATGCCGCCGACCTCGGCCGGCGCGCCCTAGCCCGGCGCCACACCGCGGCGACGTCCCGCGCGAGGCAGGCCGGGCACAGGTCCTTGCCGGCAGTCCCGCCGCAGCGCTCGGGGTCGGCCTGGCGCGTCGCGCGCAGCCGGCCGCGGCCCCAGCCCTGCGTGGCGTAGAGCCAGGCGCGGTGAAATGCCGCGATCACCTGGCCGGTGGTCGACTCAACGCCGCAGCCCTCGCCATCGCAACGGATGACGGTGCCCTGGGCGCGAGGGAGGCGGCGGTGGCTCACCGGCAGTCACCGAGATCGAGCGATGCCAGATCTTCAAGCGCGCGCAGCCCGCGCAACGTGGTTCGGTAGCCGCCATCGCGCCGCTCAAGAAACCCGCCGCGCACGAGTCGGCCCTGGTTCCTGAGCTGGACGTGCCGTACGCTCCGATCAAGTTCCAGGAGGTCGCGGAGCTCGGCCGTCGATCGGGTCCAGCGTCGGCAAGCATCGAGTGCGGCGATGCGGAACCACGCCCAGCGTTGCCAGACCGGGACCAGCGGCGCGCGCCCTGTTCGTCGACTCAATCTCATCCGAGCAGGTCCATGCTCTGCTGGACGCCGTGTCGGCGGCTCCATCGCGTCGCTGCAGCATGCATCTCGATGCGCTCGGCTAGCACGAGAGCTCGCTGCATCTCGGTAACGGGCGCGTAGGACCCGGTCCACTTCTTGTCCAGCCCGACGTTGCGCGCCACGTTGCAGCTGTCGGCAGCGGCGAGCGGCAGGTGGCTGAAGATTACCGGCGCGAGCATCCGCAGCCCGTGAAGCTTGCAGAGCGGCCGTCCCTCCTCATCGCACGCGACTTCCATCGCCTCGCCCATCCTGTTCCACCATTCGACGGTGCCGGGCGTGGTCCACTGCCCGCTCGAGCCGAGCGCAACGGCCGGATATATCCGACCGCGCGCGCACTGCACGAGGTACCGCAGCCGCTCGACATCCTCGTGCAGGTGCCAGACGGGGATCCCGGTCATATGCTCGCCGCAGACCCAGCGCGCGATCAGCTTGTCGTTCTCGGCCGCGTCGCCGTCGATCGCGTCAGGGATGATCGCCTCGTCGAACGCCGGATGACGCTCCCACGACCGCACCCAGTCCGCGTATGCGGGCAGGTCAACCGCCCCCCCGTCGCCGTTCCACTTCGAGAACGCCCCGCAGTCAAGCCGCACGGTCTGACAGATCTCGAATGCCAGGGCAGCCTGATCGGTGCGCTCGAACGAGACCATCGCGTGTCGGCGCGTCAAGAGCGCGACGGCCGCGTCTGTCGGTGTGACCGGGGTGCCGTGGAAGTGGATCACAGTGGTTTACCTCCGTCGGTCGTCAGATGCAGATCGTTCTCGCCGGTCAGGTCGCAGTAACGCTGCTTGACGCGGAACCATATGGCCACTACGTCGCCGCAAGAGCCATCATCGATATATCGACGGCAGGCATCCCAGAATTGAAAGTTTAGCGTCTGTTGCATTGTTCTCTCCATCACCAGGGTCTCCAGCGCCCGTGCGAGATCGCGTTGCCCAGGGTCAGGATGCCGAGGAGACCGGCGACAGCCAGCGCGCCCGCGGCCCACCAGCCAAGCGCCCACACGATCGGGAACCAGCCCGGCGCGCCGACGACGACGAGCACGGCGATCACGCGCCAGGTCGGCCCGAACGCGAGCCACTCGATGAGATGGGTCAGCATCAGCCCTCGCCTCCGACGTCGATCAGACCGAGGTCGATCGCGAACGCGTCGCGGTAGCGCGGCGTGCAGCCGGCGTAGTGCGATCCGGTGGTGAACGGGAAGTCCGGGCGCGGCGCCGGCCGACCGCAACATGGCTGCCGCGTGGCGAGGTTGTCGGCGAGCGATGCATCCGCCGGGCATAGGGTGCCGCAGCATCCGACCCGATCCGGCAGCAGGCCCCATCCCGACCAGCAGCGTTGCGCCGGCGGAATTGTTGCCAGGTAGTCCATATGGGCTTCCTGCTCTGCGTTGAAGTAGCTCACCGGCGGCGCTCCGGCATCGGCAGAAGCATCTCGAAGATCGCGAGGCCGAGGATGATGAGGGCGGCGGTCAGCATTGCTTGCTCCACTTCTTGTGCTCGGCGACTTCTTCGGCGGTGGCGACGCGCGTGGTGAGGTTCCAGCTCTCTCGCTCGGCCCACGCAGCGATCGCATCACATTGCTCCTGCGTCTCGCAGGCGACCTCACCCTCCGACGTCGTGCCGATGTCTCCAGCGCGACGATGGGAGGCTCTTGCCGCAATGAACGGCACGCCAGCGCCCGACAGCGCTTGACCCAGAAGTCTCATCAGTTGTTATCGCTTCCTGCGGCCTCTGCCGCCCGGTACTCGGCGAGGCGCTCACGGGCGCGCTCCTCCGGTAGGTCGCACTCGATGACGCGCGCCTTGGTCTTGTCGCCCATGTGGAGCGCGTCGAGGCGGAGCAGCAGCCAGCCGCGCCCGTTGTGCTGCTTCCCGATGTGGTACCGGCTCGGATTCGCCACGGCTACCCGCCCTTCAGCTTGAGGCCGGGCACGATGCCGCCCTCGACCGTTCCGTAGGTTTTCTCGTCGATGCTGCAGTCGAGATACAGCCGACCATCTTCGTCCTGCGGATTCTGAATCGTGATCGAGATGGTCGACATCCCAGCGTGGTCGCGGTTGATGCGGTCGGCCTCGCGCGCGAGCCAGCGCTGCACGGCCTCGCAGATCTGATCTGCGAGCGTCATGCTGCACGCCCCGGCAGCGGCCCGAAGAACGTGCGCAGGTCCGTCTTGAACGCGCGCTTGCAGATGATGGCCAGCTTGGCGACGGTGATATCGGCCTTCCCGCGCTCGATCTGGCCGATCGCCGCGCTGGTCCAGCCGAGTGGCTCCGCGGTGCGGGCCTGCGAAAGCCCGCGATGATCGCGCCACGCTCGCATGCGGCGCTTCAATGGGATGTTGTCCATGTCCGCAACCTCTCACGGGACTGTGCGCCCATGCAACAACGAATTGCATTTGGCGTTGACATCGGCGCTCGGTGTGCGATATCCACAGAAGAATCACAAGACGGGTTTCGCTCAGGCAAAACTCGTGAGCGAAACCCTGGAGGCGACGATGACAAAGCGCACATTCACCCTGAAGGAGCTTGCCGACCTGGAATCCTTCGATGAGGCCGAGGAGATCGATTCGGCGTCATGGCGGCACGGCCGCAAGGTCCGACTGGTCTGGGAGGCCGACGGCATGCATTGGGCGGCTTGGTTCCACCAGCATCACGAGGAAGGCGACCAGAGCAGCTACCCGATCGAGGCGATCAAGGTGCACCAGGTCGAGAAGGTCATGAAGGTGTGGGAGCCGGTTTCATGATGCTCCCCGTCCCCAAGAAGCTCGCCGACGCCTCGCTTGATGCGGCGATCGCGGTCTACATCGCGCGACACCCGAACGCGATGCGCGGCGACATCGAGTGCTCAGGCGCCGTGGCCGCAATCCTGGCGCGGGCCGAGACCGCGACACGGGCGCTGAACTGGCTCAAGGACCGGCTGCGTCATCTGAGCATGACCGGCGTGATCGAGAAGCGCCGATATCACGGCGGGTGGTTCCTAGTCGACTCGCAGCGGGTCGCGTCATGAGCGCCGGCTCTGTGGTTCTACCGTCGTACGACGAGCTGGTGCACCAGCTGCGCAAGCAGCGATCCGAGATCGAGAGCCTCCGCTTCGCGCTGGACGAACGCGTGCAGGCCGTCGGCGAGGATGCCGAGCGCGCCGAGCGGGCGCAATCGCGATTCTGGTTCCACGCCTGGAGCGAGAGCCAGCGCCAGAACCGCGCGCTGCGCGAGGAGATCGCGCGGATGAAGGGAGCGAGCCGTGGGTAAGACCGCAATCGGGTGGACCGACGAGACATGGAACCCGGTGCGCGGCTGCACCCAGATCAGCCCCGGCTGTAACCACTGCTATGCCAAGCATCAGGCGGCGCGGATCGTCCGCATGAATAAGGGCAAGCCGTGCAAATACGACGGGCTCGTGCGAATCACGAGGCGCGGCGAACCGGCGTGGACCGGGCGCGTTGCCTTCGACCCGGAGACACTCGCGGTACCGCTGGGCTGGCGCACGCCGCGCCGGGTATTTGTGAACAGCATGTCCGACCTTTTCCACGAGTCGCTGAACAACGAGCAGATCGCCGCGGTGTTCGGCGTGATGGCGGCAGCACCGCGGCACACGTTCCAGGTTCTGACGAAGCGCGCGCGGCGGATGCGCACATGGTTCGAGTGGGCCGACGATGACGTGGCCCGTTCCGACTGGATGTTCGACACGCGCCGACCGAACGCAGCACCGGCGGTCCACAAAGTCATGGAGTGTCTCGGTCGCCAGATGCCGCCCGGGTTCACATTCCGCGAGAACGTATCGGACGCATGGCCGCTGCCCAACGTCTGGCTCGGCGTCTCGACCGAGAACCAGGAAGCAGCCGACGAGCGGATCCCGGACTTGCTCGACACGCCGGCCGCGATTCGGTTCCTGTCCTGCGAGCCGCTGCTCGGGCCGATCACACTGCGATGCCCGACGTGTGCCGGCAGCGGCTTCAGCCGGGGCGGCAGTATGATGTGCCCGGACCGCACCAGCGGATCCGTGCTGTCGTGGCGCGGCCGCCGAGATGCTGCGGGCAAGCCGTTCCCCTCGATCCACTGGGTAATCGACGGCTGCGAGAGCGGGCCCAGTGCCCGACCGGCCTGGCCCGCGTGGTTCGAGTCGCTCGAGGCGCAGTGCCGTGCGGCGGGCGTGGCCTACTTCCACAAGCAGCAGATGATCGGCGGCAAGCTGGTCCATGACTTCCCGGGCCGGCAGGAGTTCCCCCATGGCTGACCCGCAGCCGGCGCGCGTGCTCGACGTTTCGCCCGATGCCTACCACAAGCTCCCTGGGCTCAGTGCCTCGCTCGCGCGCATCTTGGTCAGCCGTTCTCCAGCGCACGCCAAGGACGCGCACGATCGCCAGGTGGACACCGACGATGACGACGAGGATCTCGACGAGACGAAGCGAAAGAAGCTGGAGCGCGGCTCGATCCTGCACCACATGGTGCTGGGCAAGGGCAAGCGGATCAGCATCATCCCGGCCGACGTGCTCGGGAAGAACGGCGCGTGGAACAACGAGGCGCGCGGACTCCGCGACCTCGCGCGCCGCAACGGCATGGTGCCGGTCAAGGAAGGCGACTATGAGGCGCTGACCGCGGTCGCCGCCATCATCCGCGGGAAGATCGCCACAGCCGGATATGCGCTCGACGGTCAGAGCGAGTTGGCGGTACAGTGGTCGGAGCCGTCGGCCCATGGCCCGGTGCTATGTCGGGCCATGATGGACCACGTCGTCGAGTACGCGCTCGATGGCCGGTTCGCCTCGATCTACGAGGTCAAGATCGTGGATGATGCGGAGCCGGAGCGCTGCATGCGGACCGCCGAGAACCTGGGCTATGCGATCGCCGCCGCGGCGTACCCGCGCGCGCTCAATGCGGCGTTCCCGAAGCTGCAGGGCCGCATCCGGGTCCGCTTCCTGTTCTGCGAAGCGAAGCGACCGTACGAGCTATGGTGTCCTGAACCATCCGGCGAGTTCCGCGAGATCGGAGAACGCCGCTGGCTCCGCGCTGTCGGGCAATGGGGCCGCGGGCTCGCCACCGGGGACTGGCCCGCCTACCTAACACCCGAGATCGCGCCGCCCGGCTGGGCACTGGCGCGGGAAGGATACCCGACGAATGAGTGATATGACGAAGACGGCGAGAAAGAGATGGAGCGATCGCGGCGAGATCGAGAACCCCAAGATCGATGTTTTCCTCGACGAGATCTGGGCGGTGTGCGAACGCCACGGCATGGCGCTGTCGCACGAGGATGGCCACGGCGCGTTCGAGGTTGTCTCGATCGGCGCCGCGGATCGCGAGTGGTTGATGGACGCCCGCGACTGCACGAAGGAGGGAACGTGACCCGGAACTTTGAGGCCAAACCGGCCAAGCGCGAGCGCACGCCGATCATCATGGGGATCGTGAGCCCAAGCGGGGCCGGGAAGACGAAGTCAGCGCTCCGACTCGCCGATGGCTTCGCTCGCCACGTGCCGGGACCGATCGTCATGATCGACACTGAGGCGGGACGCGCGAAGCATCACAGCGACGTCCACAAGTTCCTGCACATCGACATGGCGCCTCCGTTCGGACCGGCCGACCACATCGCGGCATGGCAGGCGGCGCTTCGCCACAACCCGAGCACTATCATCCAGGATAGCATGAGCCACGAGTGGGAGGGCTCGGGTGGGATCCTGGAGATGCAGGAGGCAGAGCTTGACCGCATGGCCGGCAACGACTGGAAGAAACGCGAGCGTTGCACCATGGCCGCATGGATCCGTCCCAAGGCCGAGCACAACAAGATGAAGCAGTTCATGTTGCAGCAGCGCGTCAACTGGATCTTCTGCTTCCGGTCCAAGCCGAAGATCAAGCCGGTGCGCGGCGGTGAGCCGATCGATCTGGGTTGGCAAGCGCTCGGCGCCCCCGATCTGATCTACGAGATGCTGCTCAAGGTCCTATTGTTCCCAGGTGCTGAAGGCAAGCCGACTTGGAAGTCCGAGAAGATGGGAGAGCAGGAGCTGATGAAGCTGCCGGGCTGGTTCTCGGAGCTGTTCTCGAAGCCACGCCAGCTCGACGAGGACATCGGCGAGCAGCTCGCGCGATGGGCACAGGGCAGCGATATCGTGACGCCGACCGCCTCGCAGCCGAGCCGGGCCACCGCTCCCACCGGACTCGCTGAGCGGTTCGAGGCCTGCATTGCGCATCGGGACTTCGTTGCGCTGGAGGCCGAGATGCGAGCGGATTGGAAGAAGATCCCGCTGGCGCAGCGTGATCGAGTCCGCTCCTCATTCGACGCCGCAAAGCTGCGATGCAGAACGGATGTGACCGCACCCGCCGCGACCGACGCCACGGAGCCCACCGAGGAAGAGATGCGAGCACACGCGGCCAAGGAGGACGCCGAGGCCGGGCGCCGCTAGGTTCGGGAACGCGCGCAGGCTTGGGGTGAAGATGCTGCGCGCGGACAAAGCCAGGAGCGGGAACCCTGGTCCCGATGGAACCCGCCCCGGCGTGTTGCCGGGCAACCCTCGACTTGATGGAGGTCCACACCGCGAACCAGAGCCATAGTTCCCACAGGAAGGAAACAGCCGGGTTGGGATCCGGCAATGCCGATGATGGAAGGCACAACGAGGGCTGTGGGGTTTTCGCTTCCTTTCCCCCGCATTACTCGTCCGCCGGTTCGACGCCGGCCATCGGCACCGGAGGTCACATGCATCGCGTCTCATTCCGCCATCCAGTCCACATCCCAACCGAACGCACCGCGATGGGTCCGCCGCCGCGCTCGCGCAAGCCAGCTGGGCAGGCGCGCCGCGAGCTGGAGTTCGGCGCCTTCGTGCTGGCCTTCGACGAGCTCGGCGAGGGCTCGACTGTCGATGTGATGGATGTGAGCCCGCGGCTGCTCGACCTCGTGCGTCGGTCGCGGAGCGCGGCGCGGGCGGCGGTGATCCTGGCTGGGGTCGCGAGGGCTGCCTGATGCCTCGCTACCGCGACCCGGACCGCATTCGCCGCGCGGCCCAGGCATATATCGATGGTGAGTGCGAGCGCGGCGCGGCAATCGAGCGCGCGGGGTGCGGCCCGCACCTGTTCGGGCGCGTGGTCGCCGAGCTGCGCGCGAAGAAGATCGGCGAGAACAACCAATCTGTGGGAGAATGAAGCAATGAGCGATAAGGACCGGCGATTTGCACAACTACAACATGACCTGCGCGACGGCCGCATCAAGCTTCCAGAGGACCATGCGTTCGAGCGTGAGTACCTCGGCGAGTGGAAGGATGACCGGGCGGATGCAATGGCCTACGCGGCGACCGCCACCGCGCTCCACAAGTGCGCGCTCTGCGGCATCGCCATCGCGGGCGGGCGGGTTACCGCTGATGAGTTCGACTGCCTCACCGCCGCGCACCACGCGGTCTGTCCGAAGCGACCGATCGCGGTGGGCGACTATGTGCGGTGGGAGTACGGACCCACCGGACCGTTCGAGAAGCCCGAGAACTGGGCCGAGGGCGAGGTCGTCAGGATCAACCCGTACCACGTCGACATCCGTGTCGAACGATGCGGCCTGAGCAAGCGTGCTGGCACGGTCACCACGTTCGGCCATGGCGTCGGCATCGGGTCGACCATCCGCCGCATCCCGCGCCCCGGTGCGAGCGAGCAGCCGGTCGAACTCGACTGCTACGTCGAGTGGAAGCCGGACGGGTCGCGGTCTCAGGCCGCCGGTCAGGTCATCAAGATGGACGGCGACCGGGCGACCGTGCGGATCCGCGAGGTGTCGCAGATGTGGACAGCCTTCGAGGCGTGTCCGTTCTCCAGTCATGCCCGCACCATCCCGCTGTATCAGCTCAGGCGCATTGCATGGCCTCACGAGGGGCCGGTGCCGGTGCCCGTCGACCAGCCCCGCGGTGGCCGGCACGATCCCGCGCCGGTCGCGGTGCCGGCCACGGCCGAGGATCTGTGCCTCGTCCAGTGGATGGAGAATCGGGTCGCGGTCGAGGGCGGCGCGCCGCCGCCGAACCCCATGACGCCGCAGCAGATCGCGATCGCCCGCGCGGCGTGGCAGGCCCAGTACGGCGCGCAGCGGAGCGCTGAGCTGCGCTTGCGAGTGGAACGGCGCGCGGCGGCCGAGGCGAACCCGGTGCGAGTCGATCCCGAGGTCCTGCCGTGGGAGTGATCGCACCCAAGCCATGGCAGCAGGCGGCGGTGAGTGGCATTGCCATCGATGGCGACCTGGACCCGCGCCCGATGTGGAGTGACGATGTCCCATTCTGCAGCGAATACGCGTGCTCGTTCTATGATGGCAAGCGGTGCCGCGCGATCGCCGCACGCCCATCGAGCATCTGCGAGCCGGTGGTGCAGCGGATGGGCCGGCTGCTCGAACTACACCGGAGGTCGTGATGGTTACGTCGAGTATCCCCATCGCCAAACAGGGCGGCATCTACAAGCGCATGGAGACCGATCCCGAATACCGCGCCCGGCTGGCTGCCGCGCACCTTGCCCCGATGGATGCGACAGTCAGCGGCGCGCTGCTGGATGCCCATGGCGACGCGTACGGGATCCAGCGCAAGATCATCGAGTCCGAGTGCTGACCGCCGGGATCTTCTGCTTCGGGCTCACGATGGCGCTGGCCTGGCTCCGCGATCGCCGGTACGAGCGGCGCCGCGCGCGGATGCTGGCGCAGGCGGGCCGGCTGCTCGACCGCTAGGGCAGCGCGCGGAGTGCCGCCAAGCCGCCAGGCAGCACGAGTGCCGAGATGTCGACGCGCCCGATCCCCGGAGCCTCGCTCGGGTAGCCGGGCGGCGGTGTGGTCGACGCGCCATCGGCAGCCGCGTACTGCCACACCATGAGGTGCTCCAGGTCGGTCCCGCTGCGCGCCAGGAAGTTCTCCGTCCCGTGGCCGAGGTCCAGCCGTGGTCCGTACAGCGCCACCGCGGACCGCGCGCAGCCCAGCCGGTCGGTGACGCCAACCGAGCGCAGCAGCTCGCCGCCGTAGAGCGTCGCCTCGCGCCCGGTCAGCTCGTGGTAGCGCGCCGCCGCCGCCCGCGTGACGTCCTCGACTTGCGCCCGGCTGAGCGTCGCAGCATGCTGTTGCCCCCCTCGCTCGACATCGAGCATGAGCGGGATCTCGCCGTGGCCCTCGGGTTCGGGCATCGCGCTGATCGCGTAGTCGATCTGCGGCGCACCGGGCTCAGCCAGATCCAGGTAGGCGTAGAACCCGTCGAACAGGTCGACGCCGTACCGCTCACCGGCCGCCGCGCGGAACCGGCGGATCAGGTCCGCCAGCCAGCCATCGTAGCGGTACCGCGTGCCCTGGCTGGCCTTGCAGATGATGCCCGACCATGGCGGCCCCGCCGCCACGAAGGCATCGCAGTCGAGGTGCCGATCGCCGGGGTACAGGTCGAGGAAGCAGGGCGCGATCATGGCGTCTCCAGTTCGTTGAACCGCTGCACGACATCCCGCACCGCGCGCTCCATGTCGCCTCGGCGGTTCGGGTCCGCGGCGAGCGCATCGATCTGCACGATCAGGGCGGCCGCGGCGTCGCGGAGCCATCCGATCCGCGCCTCCGTCATGATCCCACCTGCGCCAGGATCGCGAACAGCGTTCCGAGCTCGGCCTCTAGGTCGCACGCTGCCCGTTGCGCCGCCTCGGAGTGGATCTGCGCGTCGATCAGGATCCCAGCGTTGTCGGCCGGCAGCGCTGCCATGCGAGCGGTGATCGCGTCGCGGATCGCCCGGACCGTGCGCGTCATTTCGGCGCCGGCAGCGAGGACCGCGGGATCCACGGGCGAGGCGTCGCTCACCAGTCCCCGCTCGCGGTGTGGAACGTCGCGCCGCCGGCGACCTTGGCCCGGAAGTCTTCCAGCACGGCCCGCGCGGCGGGATCCGGTAAGGCGGTCGCCGCGATGGTCGTGGAAGTTGCCTTGGCCGGCTGCAGCGTACCGACCAGCTGGACCAGCGCGCAGCCACCGATGACCTCGCCATCCGTGATCGCGAGTTGCTCGACGCACGTCCAGTCGATCGATCCGCCAACGGGGGTGCACTTCGACCGGTCGGCCACGATCGCGTTCGCGACCGCGGTCAGCGTGGCCACGTTGAGACCCGGGGTGGTACCGATCGCGGTTCCGGTGCAGTTCACGAGAGCCTTCTCGGTGGCGGCGCCGAGCGTCGAGGCGGTACAGGCTGTCAGTGATCCAACCGCGGTGCCGAGAGCCATCAGGACCAGCGCTGCGGCCGCGGCCTTGACGAGCGATCGCCCGACCGTGTAGCCGAGGGCCCCCAACATCGTGGCACCGATCGCCATCGCGGTCGCGAGCGGACCGCTGGTGGGGATGACGCCGCTCGCGAACAGCGCGGTCATCACGAACGCGGCGATCTTGAGCCAGAACTCGGTGGTCTTGTAGCCAGGGGTCGGAGCGGGAGGAGTAGCAGTCGTATCGGTCATGGATCTGGTCTTTCTGCCGCGCGAGGCGGCGGTTGGAGGATCAAGGCTTCGCAGGCGTGTCAACGCCGGCATCAGAGATCGGTTGCGCGGGAAGTGTGTCGGTGCAATGGCCTCCGAAGCACACGCGGCATGGACCGAAGTCGTTGCGACATTCGTCGCTCGAACTGCACGGGATGCCGCAGGCCGCTGGAGTGATGCGGGACCTGCCCGGGCAGGCCGCGAGCATCAACGCGATGGGCAGGGCGAATGTCGCACGCAGGGCGATCCTCACGGGGCACCAACGATGCTGATCGGCCTGGCCGGTTCGATGCCCGAGAACTTCAACAGCACGTGTCGAAGCTCCTCGATCTCGTGCTCCAGGCCCTTGATCTGTTCGCCCAACGCGTCGATCTTCGCGGCAGTCGCGCCGACGCGCTCCGAGTTCGAGGCGATCTTGTCGGCGCTGTAGAGCACGATCACCACCATCGCGCTGAACAGCGCCGGGGCGCCGAGACCGAGGATCCACCGCAACGTCTTGCGGCTGTCCTCCAGGCTGGACACCCGCTCACTGATGTTATGCTCGAATGCGTTGCGCGGAATCGGCCCGGTATCACGGAGTGAGGGTGTATCGTCATTGTCCATCATGGTTTGATTGTCACCTCGCTGTCGATCACCAGCGTGTTCACCGCGAAGCTGAGGCTCTTGGTCCCGGTCGCACCGTGGGCCGCGAGCGTCCCGGTCCAGATGCCGAGCGTCACGCTGTCAGAGCTCGGCATCGGGTAGAAGCTCTCACTATATTTCGCCACGTTGCTGAGCCCCGCCGCGGTGAACGAGCTCGCATCCGGTGTGCTCGCTGCGCCGCCACCCACGATGTCGATCACGAGCTCGTTGTCCGCCGTCGTGGTCTGCGATCCGATCGTGACCGGGCCCGTGGTGAACTGGTTCGGCTGCGTCGAGGCCGCCTGGTCTACCGTGGGGTGCGGGTTCGGGCCGCGAATCGTGATCCGCTTGGCGATGTTGTCGGTGCTCTGCGCGAATGTGATCGAGACCGAGGCCGCGCGCCGGGCCTGTGCCGGCGGCGTTGGGTTGGTCTCGACCTCGCCAGCGCCCACGGCCCTCGACAGCACGCGCCAGGTCGTCGTGAAGCCAACCGCGGTGATCTGGCCGTTCGTGACCGAGGTCCAGCCCGCCGGCGTGCTCACGGTCATCGTCCCGGCGCCGCCGCCCGGAGTGACGCCGCTGGCGATTCCGATCAGGAGCTCGGTGTCGTTGTCCGTGGTTCCGGGCCACGCGAGCGGCGTCAACGTGGCGGCGCTGCCCGACATCGGCACGCCAGCGCCGACGATCTGCGGGGCACCGCTCACCACCTGCCGCGCGATGCCGAGAAGATCCGTGCCGGCGAACGCCACCCGCTGGCCGATCGTCAGCATCGAGTTCGTGTCGGGATGTAGCGTGTCCTGCAGCGTCATGTCATCGATGTCAATCAACATGAAATAGCTGGGCGCGGTGCCCGCGTACGTGAGCTCCTGCGTGCGTACCGTCGCCGTATTGGTCTGCACGGTGCCGCTGTGGATGAGCGGCCAGACGATCACCGCCGATGGGAAGTCCGCGTGCAGCTGTGTCACCTCGGTCGTCATATTCGCGGCGACCTGGCTGGATGCCGTCGCATCGCTGGCATCATTGGTGTCAAGGTTGACATAGACGATCTTCGCGATGCTGCCGCTGAGCGCCTCATAGCTGTGGACCCGCGCGACCTCGGTCTTGTAGAGGCTGCCGCCGCTGCTCGCCTGCCAGTAGGCGGCGTTCGGGAGCCAGTGCGTTTTCAGCAGCGACGCAGTGATGCCGCATTTCACCAGGTACCCGAACTGCGACGAGATCGCGTTGAGCTGGCGACCGAGCGTGATTTCAGCGCCGAATCCGGGCGTGCCGCCGGGGTTGTAGGCCTGCAGCGCCTCGGGACCGATCTCGGCGCCGAATGGCGGCGGATCCGTCGTGTTCGCGGCCTGCTGGCTCGCGAGCGTTACCGCGCTGAAGGTCGAGCCCACGCCGAACTCCAGCGGCGCGGCGACCGGGTTGGCGTTGGCCTGCCCCACGGTGATCGAGTCGCCGAACATTACGATCAGCGATCCAGCCGAACCGAGTAATCCGGGCTGGACCCCAACCTGCGGTCCCACCTGGATGCCGACCTGGACCCCGATGAGTCCCTGCGGCTCGGGCGTCGGGCTTCCGATGACCCGGACGCCGAGCGCGATCGCGCCGGCGACGAGGACCGCGCCAAGCACCGCGATCTTGAGCCGTAACCTCATCGCTTGCCCGCCGCGTGGATGCGCAGGAAGCCCGCCACGGTCGCCACGACCTGGACCGCGAGCCGGTGCGCGCCAGCATTGCCGAGGTCGACAAACGCGCCGCCGGCGGTCCCGCCGGGCACGTTGATGATCAGCGGCGAGGCTCCGAGCGTCGCCGCGCCGGCGGGTGAGATCGCGGTATACCCGGTCGGGGGTTGGAGCTGGATCCAGTCGCCTGGGACGACGTTGCCGATCGGGACGCTGAACTGCCCATTCTCGGGGAAATTGCAGGCCCAGATCGTGATCCCGGATGCGTTCGCGACCAGCGTGGCATCCCACTGAAAGTGAACCGCAGTGATCAGCGCGAGATCACCCCCGATTCCGTAGTAGCTCGTTGCGATCGGCTGCTTCCCTCGGAACGCATCGTACTGGTAGATGCTACCCATGGCTCAAGCTCCTGTTGCTCGTTGGTCGAGCGGTGACAAGGTCTGCTGCCCGAGCCGGAGCGGCCCGGTGGAAGGTGGCCGCGCCGCCGGTGGTGGCGGGGCGGGGGTCTGAAGGAACTGCGCGTGCGACGGCTGCATCGTGCCGTCGATCGGGATCTGGTACAGGATCGACAACATGACGCGGCGCGGGTAGGGCAGCGTCTTCGCCATTGCCGGCGCCGCGGCGAGCAGCTGCTTCTGCGCGTACGCATAGAGCTCGGGGTAAACCACATGCAGCGTCTCGGCACCCTCGGCGCTGGGGTGGCCCTTGGCGAGGTCTTCGAGCACGGACACTGGGTCGTTGACCGCGTGGACGTACTTCCCGAACTCCTCGATCGCGGCCGAGCTCAGCGCCCATGTCCCATCGCCGGGCAGCACGCCGGGAAGCACCGTCTGCTTTGGGCGCTTGCTGTCGAGGAACGCGATACCACGCTGGACCTGTGCCACGATCGCGTCGTGCATGGCCGGGTCCGAGGTCGGGAAGCGCTGCGCGATCGCCTGGTCGATCGCGCCGGGCTGCATGGCGCGCGTGATGTCGTCGCTGCGTGCCTCGAACAGATCGCGCGGGCTGTCGCTCTTGGGCTTGTCCCCACCCGGAAACAGCGCGCCGGCGAGCAGCACGGCCGGGCCGGCGAGATGGCTCGCCTTGCCCGCGGCGCGCGCGCCGCCTTCGAGCAGGGCGCCGGTGGCCCTGACGATCCGGTCCTGCACTGCGGCAGCCTTGCCCGCGATCAGCCCCTCGGTGCTCTTGCCGATGGAGCCGCCCTTGCGCCCGATGATGCCCATGACCGCGCGGGCCTTGAGCCAGAGCCCGAGGATGGGGCCGATCACCGGGATGTGGCTCACCGCCGGGACGTGCATGCCGATCGCGCGCATCACCTCCAGCGCAGAGCCGAGGTCGGCCGCCTTGCTGCCCAGCCCTGGCATCTCGGGCGCTGGCGAGACCGCCGTCTTGTCGGCGCTGGCGCGCGCCGCCGCGCTGCTCTCGTGCTTGCGTAGCGCCTTGGCCACGTCGTCATCGACCAGGGTCGCATCGGTCCCGCCGGTCATCGCCGGAACCTTGCCCTTGAGGTCGGCGCCGAGCTTGGCCGAGCTCGCCGCGGCGCGGTCTTGGGCCTTCGCGGTCGCGGCATGGAACGCCTGGGCGTTCGCTGCGGCGGTGGGCGGGGCCTCGGGGCCAAGCGCATCAGCGAGCCGGGCGCTGGCCCCTTCCATGTCGCCGATGACCTGGGCCTCGCGGGCGATGCGAGGCCCGATGTCCACGTTCTTGCCGTTGTGCCGCATGATCGCCTTGGCGATCTGCGCCTCTTCGCGCACCGCGCCCATGCGGGCCTTGGCCCCGGCGTCGACCGCGGTGCGATCAGGCAGCATCATCGCGCGCAGGTCGGCCGGCACCTCGCCGGCGCGCGCCGGGATGGAGGCGTCGCTCTCCAGCCCGAACATCGCAAGCGGGTCAGCGCGGCGCCCGGCCGCCTCCGCATTGAGCCCGCGTTCCTCCGCGGCCATCTGCGACCCCTCGTACCCCCCGGTGCTGGCTCCGAAGCCCTGGTTCCATGGCGCCTCCGAGCTGCCGAGCCCGGCTCGCTCGGCGCGCGCCGCGAGCGCTTGTCCCCGGAAGTGCTCAGCGGCGGCGCTGGCGCTCGCCCCCTGCTCCGCTCGGGTCGCGGCAGCAGCGGGCCGGCCGATCGCCGCCATGCCCTCACCACGGCCCAGTGCGGCGCGGGTGCCGGACAGCGCCGCGAGTAGGTCCTCTGGGGGCGGTTCCGCGGCATGCGCGAGCGCCGCGTGGTGCTTGAGCTCCTGCTCCTTGGCCCACGATTCGGCGTGCTTCGCTTCGATCTCCAGACGCCGGTGGTACCTGTCGCCCTCATAGCCGCGTCCGCTCTCGCCGGCGGATCCGTATTTCTCGGCGAACGATTCGGAGATGTTGGAGGCCGCGCTGATGGGATCCTTGTTGCCGCGGATCCGCGCCGCCTCCTCCCGCATGAACTTGTACCCCTCCTTGTCCCACGCAAGCTGGAGGTCCTTGGGCAGGTTGCTCGCGACCGCCGAATGGATCTCCCTGCTCCGTTCCACGGAAGCAGCGGCTGCCTTTCGGGCCGCCTCGACACGTTTCGGACTCTTCTTGTACGCCACCGCCGCGGACTCAGCAAAATCGGACGGTTCAGTGGCATGCCGGGGCGGCATGCTGGCCACATCTTCGAGGGCCAGGCGCTCTGCCTCCGTGCGCGGCTGTCCACCCTCGTACTCGTGGATCCCGGCTCGTTCCTCGAATGCCTCCTTCAGGCTCTTGAGGTCCTCGCCCTTGTCCAGAGCCGACTTCGTGGCGCCGAGGGCCGCCAGCAGGTCATCGCCGGCGGGCGAGGCCGCCGCAACGCTCGGGCCGCCCTTGAACACGTCGCCGGCGCTGCCGGCGGTGCCCTCTTCCCACTGCACCCTGATCGGCGCGTCCTGCTCGACCGCCGCGTTGAGCCGGTTCCGTCCGTCGCTCACGAACAGCTTACCGTCCTTGTCGACGGTGATCTTGATCGGCTCGCGCTGGCCCTCGCGAATCGCGGCCTGGCCCCGCTCGGCCTTCACCGCGTCCTCGCCCTGGCCCGGCATCTCGTACCAACCGCGCTCCTTGATCACCGACGCCGGGACCGTGCTCACGACGGGCTCGGGCTGGGCCTTCAGGTGCTCATAGGTCGGGATCCCGCCTGCGCTCGCGGCCGCCCCTTCCTCCACGACCGGAGCGCCCTTTGGCGCCGTCGGCATCGCGGGGTTGCCGTCCTGCGCCACGACGCGCGCGCGCAGCGTGACCTTGCCGTCTGGATGCACCTCGCGTCCGGTGATCTCCATCGAGGTACCGCGCGCTAGCGTGAGCTCGCCTTCGGATGCGCTCGATGGGATAGCGGCGATTCGCGTCCCCGGGGGCGACTCGATGACGAGATGGACATTACCGAATCGGTGGATGTTTTCGGATCGCCATGAGGTGGGGCCGAACCCCGGATCGTGGAGCACGTCGCCCGGCTTGAGTTCATACTGCGGCGTTCCCTGGTCGAAGTAGATGGCGCGGTGGGTGATGATCGGATGATCGACGGCCGATTTCTCCATCACCGCATCCAGCGCCGGCGTGATCTGAGCGGCGGCCTCGGGGTCGAGGGGCGGCCGATCGCCGCGTAGCGCGCGGTTCACGTCGAGATAGTGTTCACGGCTGAATCGAAGCGACTGTTTGATCTCGTCGGGCGTCAGCTTCTCGCGGAGGTCACGTTGCATGGCGCGGAACTGGTCCTCGCCGATCTCGCGCGGCGCGGGCGAGGGTGCGACCACCGCCGGCCGCTTCCCGACCGCGGTCGCTGGCTGCTCGCTCGACGCTGGCGCGATCCGCTTTCCGGCGACCGTGCCGGGCTGCTCCGCCATACCCCGCGCCACGATGTCCTCGGCCGGAACGCCGCCCGCCGGAGTGCCTCTGGCGCCCCCGCGGAGCGCGCGCGGACCGCCGGCGCCGGTGACGTCCTCGCGGCTCGCGATCGCGCCGTCCTCGACGCCGGAGCCCGCAGCGAGCCGGGCCAGCTCGTCCTGGCTCTTGAAGCCGCCCGCGCCCGGCGCGCCGAACTCGCCGACCGGGACGCGGGGGGCGGCGAGCGCCGGGGTCTGCAGCTCGCCCGGGGCGAGCCCGGTGAGCGCCTTTTCGAGCTCGGGATCGGCCTCGGTCGCCATCCAGTCCTCGAACTGCTGCCGAGCCTGCTGGTAACCCTGCAGCGCCTGCGCGACCTCCTGCCGAGCCGTCGCGCCGGTCACCTGGTCGGCGAGCGCCTGCGGGTCGGCGGCGCCGAACACGCGCCGGGTCGTGGTCTCGCCGGCCTGGGCGATCTGCGTCCCAGCGTCGATGTCGCTGAGCTTGCGCTCGGCCGCTGCCGCCATCTGATCGCCGTCGCGCACGGTCTGGGCGAGCGCGCTGGAGGCCTGGTCTTTCACGCCGGCCGCCGCCGCTGCGCTGACCTCGCTGCGCGGGAACAGGGACGCGGCGCGCTGGAGCGTGGCGCTGGCGAGCGTCCCGGCGGCGCCGATCGGCGCGGCGAACAGGGCACCGTGCCCCATCCCGGCCACGAAACCCTCGGCGCTGAGCGGCTTGTCCTCCAGCGCGGTCTCGGTGAGGTACTGGCCGCCGCCGTAGAGCGCGCCCTCGGCCGCGGCGCCGGCGGTCCCGGCGGCGAGCCGGCCTGCGAGGCCAGCGCCCTCGCCGAGGCCACCGATCGCGCCGCCAAGCCTGCCGGCCAGCCCCGCCGGGCTGTGGGCGAGGATCCGCGCGCCCAGCCCAGCCGCTTCCTCGCCCGCTGCGGCGCCGCCGGTGAGCACGGTCGGCAGGAGGGCGCCGACAACCTGTCCACCGCCAGCCGCGTAGGGGTGCTCGGCCTCTAGGTGGCGCATCATGCGATCCGCGCCACCTGCGGCCAGGGCCTGATCGGAGAGCCCGAGCGTGAGCCCGCTTAGGCCACCGAGGACACCTGAGG